TTAATTGCAGTTGGCTTCGATAAGATGCCTACCCTGACGGCTAGTGCCAATGCAATTATTGTTGTTAACTCTACCGCCACGGCCCTTACTTCCATAGCAAGCTTACCTGCCACGGCAGGCGGCACTGGCCAAACGTCTTATGCAATAGGCGATCTGCTTTACGCCAGCACAACCACGGCTTTGTCCAAGCTGGCCGATGTGGCCACAGGCAATGCGCTGATCTCGGGCGGCGTAAGTGTAGCGCCGAGCTGGGGCAAGATTGGTTTGACGACACACGTAAGCGGAACCCTGCCTGTAGCCAATGGCGGCACAGGCATTACAAGTTTCGGCACGGGTGTTGCAACGGCTCTGGGCGTTAACGTAGGGACCGCTGGCGCGTTCGTCGTCAACGGTGGTGCGTTAGGTACACCGTCCTCTGGTACGTTAACGAACGCTACAGGACTTCCTGTCAGTACCGGCATCTCCGGTTTGGGCACTAGCGTTGCAACAGCTCTTGCCGTCAACGTTGGCACAGCCGGCGCGTTTGTTGTTAACGGCGGAGCTTTGGGTACGCCGTCCTCTGGTACGTTGACAAACGCTACAGGGCTTCCTCTTACAACAGGCGTTACTGGCACGTTGCCGGTAGCCAATGGCGGCACCGGCATTACAAGTTTCGGCACAGGTGTTGCAACCGCTTTGGGCGTTAACGTTGGGTCCGCAGGCGCGTTTGTCGTCAACGGTGGTGCGTTAGGTACGCCTTCCGGCGGCACAGTGACCAACCTGACTGGTACGGCATCAATTAATATTAACGGTACGGTTGGCGCTACTACAGCAACTACGGGCGCGTTTACTACGCTGTCTGCTACGGGAGTAACCACTGTTCAAGCTGGTACTGTATCTGACCCCGCTATTACGACATCAGGCGACACCAACACCGGCATCTTCTTCCCCGCCGCTGACACAATCGCGTTTGTTGAAGGCGGTGCTGAAGCAATGCGGATTAACTCTTCCTCCAACGTGCTTATAGGGGGTACTGCTGCCCGTGGAACAACAGCAGGTGCTTCTCACCTCAGTATATTTAATGGCACAGCGCCTGCCGGTACATTGTCCAACGGCATTTCGCTGTATTCAGCTTCCGGCGATTTCAACTTCATGGATGCAACCGGCAATGGGTACAAAGTCGGTTTCCGAAATGTGCCTGCCGTCGGAACTAAAACCGCTTCGTATACGCTTGCAACAGCCGATGTCGGTAAATATGTACAAGTAGGTGCTGCTGGCGCAATCGTTATTCCAGATGCAACTTTTGCTGAAGGCGATATTGTTTCTGTTTTTAATAATAACGCTACCTCTATTACAATCACTTGTACTATAACGACCGCTTACATAGCAGGCACTGACACAGACAAAGCAACGGTAACGTTAGCAACAAGGGGCGTTGCGACCATCTTCTTTATATCCGGGACTGTTTGCGTTATTACGGGGAACGTAACATGAGCGGTATTCATCATTTTTTGCTTGGTAGTGTAGCTGGACGGGTTTCTGTCCCTTTAACAATTAGTGCAAATACCAACAACTATGATGTGTACACAAACCGTGGCCCTACTTATGTTGCCGGTATTTCTGATATTACAGTTACGGTAAACCCAGCGGTTACGGTAGGAAGTACCACAACCCCAACTTATGCCATGTTGGTACCTTCCGCTTTCAACCCCGGCGACACGGTGACCATTGTAAATAACGGTGTAATCCAAGGAATGGGCGCTGTAGGTGGTAACGGTGGTAGTGGTACAGGCGCCGGTACTGCCGGTTCCGTTGGCGGGTCTACTGTTTATGTAAACCGTCCAACAATAATTACTAATAATGGCACTGTGGCTGCTGGCGGTGGAGGTGGAGGCGGTGGTGGCGGCGGACGATTTGCGGGTACTCCAAAAACACCGGCATCGAATGCTACGGGTGGCGGCGGAGGTGGTGGGGCAGGAACTAACGGCGGAGCAGGAGGAGCGCCAAATGGTAGCGTTGGAACTTCCCCAGCGGGTGGTGCTGGTGGTGCGGGTGGTACCTCCCCCGGTGGCGGTTCTGGCGGTGTTGGTGGTGCTGGAGGAGGTCGTGGCGCAGTTGGTGTTACCGGAAGCGGCGGCGGTGGCCCCGGTGGCGGCGGTGCTGGCGGAGCGGGTGGAACGGCAGGAAATTATATTGTTGGCAATCCATTTGTCACTTGGCCCGTTACTGGAACAAGGGAAGGTAACGTAGCTTAATAGGAGTTGATATGAACACGCTGTACATGAAAATTCACGCTTTTGAAGAGCAGTCTTATTCGCTCATCGTATCTTTTGCGTCAGATACAACTCAATCACAGAACCCAGACGATTACACGCAATATGCTTTTCAGCCCATGAACATGTGGCCTGATGTAACCGACCCCGTAGAAATTAAAAAGCGCATAGCTGTTGCTGGCGTTTACCAAGTTGAGCAGCAAGAGCGGGAAGAAAAGTTTAGTGCGGACCCCGCAAAAGTGCAGTCATACAAAGATATGGTTGGGCAGGGGAGTTCGTATCTTGTTACTGATTTAATTCCGCCAGTCACTCCTCAAATACATACCCAAACGGTGTAAATATGGAGCAAAAATTTATTCGCGCTTTTGGATATGTATTTACCCAAAACACATATGAGCAAGGGCTTAGGTGGAAACTTGTTCGTAAAGACATTGTTACATGCACGGTGTTTTGCTCTAAGGGGTATGTTGAATCTTTTGACGCACAAACGAGAGATCGCTCAACAGACAATTACCCCGGTCGTATCTTTAGAGACGGTGATTACCACTGTAAAGAATACGATCTGTATGTAACTGAGCCTACTACCGTCTATTGCTATGACGAGTTGATGAATGACAACCGCAAATTAAATTTAGAGCCGGTGGATTTGCCGCAAGGGCAGGATGCTGTTTTTGAAAACGGTACAAAGTTTTTACTGTGTGAAGGTGTTTTGCATATAAATAATGTGTCGTTTGTGGCACCTGCCGCTATCTCAGTTACTACCGGCGACAAAATTGTTACGCCTGAAACCCGATGTTTGGGGTTAAAAATTATATGAAACACGCAGCCAAATTAGCCTTTGACGTGTCAATGCCTTTTCTTGAGAAGGAAAATGTTTTGGACGGCGCACGTATTATTAAAAAGCATGGGTACACTTTAAACGAATCGGGTAAAGCAAGGGCGATTCGACGTTATTTACCTAGAAATCAAACAGAGCTTGTGCGGGATAAACTTCCAGAAGATATAAAGCATGGATTGCTTCTAGTAAATCTTAGCGAAATGCGATTGCTCGCGCCACATATTCATTTGGAAGAACTATCAATAATAAATTTTTACGTTGAGGCAAACGGGGAGAAAACGTCGTTTTGGGATGGCGATATTATTTCTAGCGGAGATAGTCTTGTTGATAATGGAAACGGGTATTTAGATTTGCGTCGAGATGTGTTAACTGAGTGTGAACATTTTATTGCTAAACCGGGCGATGTTTGGGTGATTGATTCCGCTTTTCCACACTCTGTTAGTTATGTAGACGACAAGAGAGACCCAGAATTTCGTTACGAACCAATTGACGACCAGCCAAGAATCATCATGCAAGCTTATTTTAATATCCCATTTACGGTAGTAAAAGATTCTTTAAAGGATATGGTGATCTTTTGAAGCTAATTCAAATTTCAAAAATTATCCCTATTGAGTTTTGCCATTTCTTTACGCATGTGCTTATGCGGCAGGGGGACTTAAACCCTAAAAGTGACGAGCAAATACCGAATGCAAAAAGTATTTTAGACCATGAGTATATGTTTGAAACGCTGCACGAACGTTTGTGGCCGGTTATTGAGCAGGCTGTCGGAGAGGATTTAATCCCGACTTATGCGTATGCTCGGTTGTACAGTAATGGTGATGTGCTTGAACGGCATAAAGATCGGCCAGCGTGTGAGGTAAGTGTAACAATCCAGCTCGGTAGATCGCACCACTACGCTTGGCCTATCTACATGGGTGGGCAACGGTTTGATTTAGCTGAAGGGGATGGCGTAATCTATCCCGGATGTGATGTTGAACATTGGCGTGACAAGTGCGATGGTCCCGAAGGCTATTATGCAGGACAAGTCTTTCTGCACTTTGTGCGTAAGCATGGGGAGCATGCAGGAGAAGTTGGTGATAACACCACGCGCAACACATATTCCTACGCAAAATATAGAACCAATATGATGGAGTCTAAGTAATATGGATACTCGCGTTACGGGCATCGGAAACGTTGCTTTGTACAAAGAAGAGTGTTCGCATTATCACATTGCCGGACTCGATTTGGACACGCTTGCAAACGAAATAATTCAAGCTGATTTAGATCGGGCAAATAGATTTTGTAATGATAGAACAGTTAAAAGCCCGGAATTTGAAGACATATTTTTTGAATACGGCGAGCAAACCAGTAAATTAATTGAGGCTATTGTTGCAGTAGGAAACTCAATAGGAATGGATTTATTAGGCCGCGTGTGGGCGCAAGTGCATCATAAATATGAAAGCTGTAATTTGCACGACCATATCGGTGAAGAAATTACCACAAGTTTTGTATTTTATGTAAAAGCTCCAGCGGGGTCTGGAAAGTTATATTTTGATTTTGGAGTGGCGGGAACTTCTTCTATTGAACCTATTGAGGAAATGCTTGTTTTATTTTCGCCATATTTAAAGCACGGTGTTACTAAAAATCTTAGTGATGGACTCCGTATTTCTATTGCAGGAAATTTTAGAAAAAAACAATGATATACCCAATACCACCACGCGCTATACCGGGCAAAGACCATCTTGCGTATTGGGAAAACTTTCTTACGCCTGAAGACATTAATCTGATTCTTGCGCAACCAGAATGGTTAAACCTTCAGAGCGGATGCGTTGGTGGTTCTGCCGGTACAAGCGAAGTAAACGAGCGCATTCGCTCAAGTCAAGTGGCGTGGATTGGTGCAAAGCCGGAGCTACAACACATCTGGGGAAAACTTGCAGAAACAGTGGCGGAAGTTAACAGCCGCTTTTTCCATTTTGATTTGACCGGGTTCCATGAGCCTATGCAGCTTGGGCTATATACCGAACAGCAGCAAGGGCACTACGATTGGCACACCGATGCTTCACCAACGGATAGGAATGTTCCACGAAAGCTGTCGCTATCCATGTTGTTATCTGACCCGTCTGAGTTTCAAGGCGGTGAGTTTCAAGTAAAAACCAGTAGTGATACGGTGCAGACGTTAGAAACATTAAAGGGTAGAGCGTGGTTTTTTCCTTCTTATACTCTGCATCGCGTAGCCCCGGTTACAAAAGGCGTTCGTCGTTCATTGGTGTTGTGGGTCGGCGGCCCATCGTTTCGTTAACGGAGATAGAGAATGTCTGATTGGTTGACTAACCTTGGTGTCGGCATCGCTGCTGCTGGCGCTGGTGCATACGGTATGTACCAGAAGATCATGGCCGATAGCCGCAACAACAAAGCGGCTGACGTAACTGACGCCGCGTGGCAGCAGGTCATCGCTACTCTGCGTGAAGAAGTCGCACGTTTGTCTGACCGACTAGCCGCAGTTGAAGAGCAAAACCATAAGTGCGAAGAGAGAAACGATTCTTTGCACCAAGAGATTATTAATCTTAAACAGCAATTGCATTTGCATTAATATGTGGACCCGCTAACCCTACTAGCCGCTGCGAATGCGGCGGTTGCCGCAGTCAAGAAGGGGTGCCAGCTTTATAAGGACATCAAGAATGCGGCGGGTGAAGTCAAGGATGTACTAAGTGATTTAAAGACGCAGTTCGGGAAGATTCAAAATCCGACGAACGCTCAGAAGATTCAGTACAACGAAGAAGTAGTGCGAGTTCAAGAGATCGGCAAAGCTGATCCGAACAATGTGTTTATCCAGATAGGGAACGATCTGGGTGCGTTGATGGATGAGTACGACAAGATCGGCAAAGTCTTTATCCAACAGGAAGCGGAAGCAACTCAAGTTTATACAGGCACAGATTCGGTTGGTAAACGTGCATTGATTCGAGTCATCATACGGTCAAGATTAGATGCGATGTTTGCAGAGTTGCGCGAGATGATGGTCTATAAAGCCCCGGCTGAATTGGGTGACTTATGGGGCAAGTATGAAAAGATGTGGAAGCAAATTGTTATTGAGCAAGACGAAGCACACAAACGCGAAACCATAAAGATACAAATAGAAGCTGCGCGCCGGCGCAGGCTGGCAAAGAAAAGGAAGGAAGACGCAGTATGGGTTGGAGCAATCCTTTTCGTCGTAGCGTGGTACGTCGGAGTTCTAGTGCTGATTCGGACGAGCCACACATACCGTGGGCTTTACTCGTCGCCGTTTTGGTCTTGTGTCTTGTGCTAGTGATTGCTTTGCCCGTGATGGGCATCATGTATATGGACATGAACAATGCTTTGTACAGAGCCGAAGCAGAAACACGCAAGATGAAAGAGCTGCGGTTAAAGATACTACTTGAAATGAGAGGTGAAGAATGATTACGATCCAGCAATTCAAGCAGCTAGTTCCCAGCACCAAGTACCCACAGCAATGGCATGACGCTTTGTTTGGTAAGCAGACTGAGCTATCAGGCAAGTCACTGGCTGAAGACTACGAGATCAATACACCAAAACGCATCGCCGCATTTATGGCCCAATGTGGCCATGAGTCTGGCGGCTTTGTTTGGCTGACAGAAAATCTAAACTACAGCGCAGCAGGTCTGATGAAAACGTTTGCCAAGTATTTTACAGACCAAGCGACAGCCAACGCCTACGCACGCCAGCCGGACAAGATCGCGAACAAGG